CCCGTAACTGTATAGGCTATTTCTGCAGCAAGGCGCTGAGATAGGGTATCAATCAGGCTTGCGTCATATTCATTAGGATCCTCGATCCTGGCGATATACTTTATTTTGGCCGTGCTTTCGTCGGTCACAATGTTTCTACCCTCAACAACAAACACCGGGCCACCAGATAGGCTGTGCATATTGTCCTGGGGATAGCTCATAGTACCGTTTGAAAACTCTAAGACCCTTAAACAATACGGATCCGTTGGCAGGGGATAATAATAGGCATATCCAAAATCAGGCGTTGTTGCGGATTGCGCTAGAGTTGCGCGTCTAACCAGGCAATTCCAGGAATGTTGACGAAACAAATCGTCACGTATGCCAGTGTATTTTTGATTAATTACCCGCGCAGCTTTTGAATTCTCGTCGAAGGCCGCGATGTTACTAGCCCCTAGCAGATTTAGGGCTGAATTAGCTATATCAACTGTGCTTGTCATGGCCTACCTCAGAAAGAGTAAACCCCCGCCTTCGCAGTGCGAAACCTAGCCCGGCAGGGGAAGGAAGGGCGGCGAACCGCCCCGCCGTTTTTTAGTCAGTCGCGTACTTGATGGTACATTCAATTGTACCTGTTCCCGCCGCTCCACCCATGGTCGCAGTGACCATAACGCCATCACCGTCAGCATCCAGAACCGTGCCGCTACCAAGCGCCAAGGTTGCTAAGATATCGACTTTCTGAGCAGAGGTAGACGCCGCTGCAGCTTTGTATGCTGCCGCCGCTGCACTTACCGCAGTACCATCAGCGTTAGAATACGCTGCATGGCCGACACTAAGCGTTGTGGAGCTGCCTAGAGCATCATGCGCTAAGCTGCCTTCAATGAGCCGCGCACCGTCAGGCAAGCGGAACATTTCGATCACATCACCAGATGCCAGGCTTGACGCTTCATAAACCGAGTGAGCCACACGGATGCGAGCTCCCAGGTTATTTGAAGGGTTTTTAACAACTGGTGTTGCGCGTGAGTTTGTCCGTTGGACACTATAAACTGTTGCCATTGGTCAATCCCCCTATTCTGCGCACGGCACTTCAACAACCATGCTTTCTTGCATGCGTGTCGCGCCGATACTTTGTTGATAGAAAACCTGCGTGGCATAGCCCTTGTCAGGCCGCACATCGACTTTTGCTGTTGGGTTCATACCAACCGCAAGCTTTAAGCCGTCTTGTGCAAACGCAATGACCCGGCGATGTGAGGATCCATTCACCGCCAAGCGATTGCTTGTGATGAAGGTAAATCCACAAAACTCCGTGACGCTACCTTGAACAAGAGCACGCACTGTATTGAAGTCTGCCGAAGTGACGGTTGTGCTATTTAGCAGATCCGACATTTGCTTTGGCGCAACAACAATAAAGCGCTTGATACTCGGGTCTACAGATCCTTCATCGAGGATTTGCTTTGCCGAAATTAGCTTTGCCAGGCTAAGCCCAGTGCTGCCATGTGCCACGACATTCGCCGCTGGAAAAGATACGCTTGTCCCGCCATCTTTGCCAGTGTTTGCATCTGCAAAAGCCGCCGCGATGATCGTATCATCCATTCGACGCCCCATCGCTGCAGCACCCGCACGAACATAAGTTGATTGCGGATCTGTCAACATACGGATCTTATCTTCGTCATCAATAAGATCTGCGTATACATAATCCCGCAAAGAAACTTGACGCCTTGCATGGGGTGTATCTTGGATTGGTGTATCCTGGTGCCGTGTGGTTTTTTCGATAGCGGAAACTGCTCCCACCTGATCGAAAAAGGCTTTTTCGCCTGTGACGCTTTCCTCGTCCACGCACGCGCGGAGTAAAGATCCTTGCTGTTGAGACAGCATTTGGATATTCGCGGAAAACTGATTCACAAACGCTGTAGTGATTTCGCTCGACATAATCGAACTCCTTCATTAAACGATTGATTTTTCAGGGTTTTTTTCGCCGCGGTTATCCGTAATGGGCCGTGCTCAACGCTTAGGTTCGTTACTCCACTTGTCGCTGGGGCTTAGAAAGATCTAGGCTTATCCAGCTTCACCGCTCTGAATTCGAAATAGTCTTTCGGCTTCAGCAACGTATGTCTTGTGTTCGGGGTGGCGATGATCCTTGTAAGGGGCGCTCGCCATGATTTCAGGGATCTTTCGACCCGCTTCCTCTGAGGTCATAACGAGCTCAGTAGGTTCACCGATTATTTTATCTTCGCCAATTTGCTTGGCAAACGCGCTAAACATGCGGATAATATCAGGATGATCGCCCAATAATCTGCCATCTGCGAGCTCGATTTCATTCAGCATTTCCGATTTATTGCCGAGCAATTGCCGGGCCGCGCCATCTGCAAGCTGTAGTTGTTGCTTAAAAGCCGGACCCCACTCTTGCTTTAGCTCTAGCTCGCCTTCATGCGTGAGCGTTTCAGCCTGGGCATAGCGATCCTCCTGCATTTGATCCAAGGAGCTATCCATGAAAGACGCGATAGTTTGGGCTTGTTTGTTGTTAAGCCCCGCCGCATGTGCGCTTTCTCGGAACGCCTCGAGTGTGCTATCCGCAAGCTGCCCTTCCAGGCTGATTTCATAGTTTGTAGATGCTTCTGGCCTTCCCGCTGCGCTGTAGAAATCACTCCATTGATCGTCCGACCAATTCTCAGAAGGCCGGGCCATATTATCAGCGCCGACCATTCGCTCTAGGTGCGTGTATGATTTCGCAAGATTGTTGACGTCTTTGAACTTTTGTAAGCTCGGGTTGCCTCTGTTTTCTTCGTTTAGGGTATCTAAAAAGCCTACCTCAACCGGGGCTTCCATTGCTATCTCTTGAGATCCCTCTGCCGGGATTGCCTCGTCGCTCATGTTTAATTACCTTTTGGCTTGCTTTCCTCGGTGATCATCCTGGCGATATGCAGCATGGCGCTGCGTTGCCCTTCAAGGAAAGCCGATTGATAAGGATCGCCAGGGACAAAGGTTGTTTGATCGTAGTTTAGCCGGGCTTTTAGATCTGCCAGGACAATATCTCCGTCACCGTCACTGTTAAAAACAAGACGATACGAGCGCTTTACATCTTCTATTTTCTTCATTGCGGCAGACCACCCACCGCCTTAACCATTGGCGCGGCCTTTTGCATTTGCTCTGCGGCCATCATTTGTTGTTGTTGCTGAGCTTGTGCGGCCTCTGCCTCTGCCTGGGCCTCACGAATGTCCGCAACTTCTGCGTCAGATCTAATCACCTGGGCCGGTATGCCTGTTATATCAACCAGGTATTTTACCAAGCGGTCTGAATCGAGATAGTCCATTACTGGCGCTATTTCATTGACTTGCATAAGCACCTCGAACCCGCGCAACATTGATTGCAGATCCGTTAGCTTTTGAGCTTTTGCCAGGGGAGATACATACTCAATATCTATATCCTGGCCTTGCAATTGTTCCGGGGGGGTTGGGAGGAGCCCCGCCCGGAGAAGCAAGCCAAAGCACCGTGAAATCATGGGCTGCAATAGCTCACTTTGGAGACGCCCGAGCACAGGCCCGAGCAGTCTCATACGTTCTTCGTTGCGCTGCAGCACTTCCGTTGCAGTTTGCTGCGACCCGCCCTGGCTTAGAATTTGATCTATGAAAAACGCCTTGTTGATTGCTTCACGGCGCTGATCTTCCATTGCCAGGCCCAGGGGATTATTCGCGCCGATCTGCATGGGCTCAATGCGATCTCTCGAGCCTGTTCTGTAGAAGTTCAAACTGCCTGGCGTTGTCCTCACCGGCAGAACAAATGAATCATCTGGAACCATAAGCGGTGGATCTATTTGTTTTTGCGCTGCGCGGATTGTAACCTCGCACATTTTATTAAGCATTTTCGTATCTGGCAAAGCGTTCATTGAGACAGATCTGCCATAGCTTGACGTGCTATCTTTGCTCATTCTCGGGACGCAAAAACATAGCTCGTCATAACCGCCTTCGCTCAAAAGCATCTTTGTATCTGCGTGATAATACACAGAGGCAAAGGGCTTAGACATTTTCGAAAGCTTGCCGGTTGTTTCGCCTCGAGGAAACACCGCATGAATTATATCGTGCTCGTTATATTGATCGTTTTTTAAATCTTTAAGACATGCCTGGGGAAGCTTATCTTCGCCAAACCGCTGAGCCATTGCTCGAGCAGACAGGCGAAACTTGCGAAACACCGTATCCACATTGTCATTACTATTCTGCGATATGTAAATCTCAGCAATATGCCTGGATTGAAACCGCAATCCGTCCTGATCGCCCTCGATATACATTGCTGCAGTACCGAAAGTTACCAGGTCATAATAGAGCTCATGCACTTCTTGCTGAAAATTAGAGCGATTGAACTGTTGATACATTTGATCAATGGCAAGCTCGAGCCATTCATTAGCCTCGTCATCGCCCTGCAGCAACGGATCTCTGTATCGCATAGAGAACCAGGGCGTTGAGGGGCTTGTAAGCATGCCATGCAATGAGCTGGCAAGTAATTCTACAGCATGGATTGCAGTGCCATCGAAGATCCGCTCTGTTCTTTTATCGCCAGGGGTGCGTTTTTTTGTAATGTCTGCCTTTCTAGGCAACATAAAGTCAGCGAGCTCCTGCCAATGGCTCTCCCAATTACTGCGCTGCGTTTGTAATTGCTGAAAGCGCCTGTCCAGGTTGGCAACCATTGGCTTAACTTGCATTAATACAGCCCATATTGTTGCATCATTGATCGCCTCTTGGCTTTTTTAGGATCACCGCCCTTGCCCTTGCCGGCCATCTTTTGATTAAGACGCTCCAGCGGATCCACGGTATCCCTGCGCTTTGCTGGCTGAGAGGCTTTCGCGCCCATTTCACCGGCAATATTGCGCTTTTTCATCATCATCATCTGATTAATCCACCCATCAAAGAGCGTTTCTTTCGCGTACTTTCTTCCCCAGCAAGCAACCCTTTTGCGCTTGTGGAAATTGTTGAGGATCTGCCTTTTCTATTTGCATCGAGCAAGGCTTGCTCAGTCTCGCCCACGGCATCGGGATTAGGCAAATCAGGCGCAGATCCTACGGGCGATACGCCATAGCTAGGCGCTGCAGCCCGAGCCATCGTTGATTGCCTGGGTTGTGGGTTATTATCGCCGCCATATGATGCAGCTTGATCCTTTTCAAAAGCTTCTCTTGCAGCCGTGCGCTCATAATAGCCCTGAGTTGGCTCCATTTGCCCCAAGCCGATCTTTATATCCTCAGCTAATGCGCCCGGCATATTCTTGAGCGTGGTTGATGCAGGGGTACTAGACGGTCTTGGCCTAGGACGTGGGCTCGTTGCGGGG